AAGGATATAGCTCTGTTGGATCTTCACCTGAAGCCATGATATCAGTGTTAACTTCAACCATAGGACCAGATGATAATGCTACATTATCTAAGTAGATTCTTGTTGCAGCATTCATTGTGTTTTGTGAATCACGCATCATTCTAGGAACTCCTGTTCCCCAGAAGGCGTGTGGATTTTTTTCATATGGGAAAATAAAGTATGGAATAATTTGTCCCGGCAATGGATTAAGTTGAGCTTTAATAACCTTACCTGATGTTATCCATATGTTTGCACTATACTCTTGAGCCAGATCATCGTCTTTATTAAATTCTACACCAACCTCTTCTAGGTCATATCCATTTAATGAACCCCAAAACTCTAAGACCTCAAACTTGTTTGTGTCTGTGGTTCTATCGTTAACATTGGCTATCTCCCTTCTTGATTTTTCATGCTGTGCTTCATCATGATTTCCTTCAGGATTCATTTCAAGACACTCATTAATTAAATCAATATTAAATCCGGGATAGTCTTTTAGATCTACAAACTCTTGTCTTGAGATTACATGTCTTCTAAATATATCACGCATATCTTCCATAGAAGTTGCGAAAGGATCAGGATATAAATCAAATATAGATACAGCCTCCATTTCGGGGGCAGGACTTTCTTCGTAAATTAAATTAAATCCATCTTCTGATTTTACCCACCTATGATCTTTATCTACTCTAAGCGTACCAGCCTTCATAGCACCAGTACCAAATATAACTTGTTCCATGATGGCATCTTTCATTTTGCCTTCAAGGTTTCCTTCTATTGCTTGGTCGAGAATGGCTTCTTCCATATTCTCAACACGCATCTCTGTTTCTTTTTCAAGATCTTCTTTAAGTTCTTGCAGTCTTGCTTGGATAAGATCATCGACCAAACCGGGGTCAACGACCTGTGCTGCTTGCATAATTTCTAATGCTGCTTGTTCGGTAAGTTCTTGCTCAACGAGGGGTTGTTTTACAATGGGGGTTGATTCAATAGAAAAGAATTTTTGACCCGGTTGAAATAATAGATCTGTCATTCTTGAGAATGCAGCTAATACTTTTGTTCTAGTTAAGCCTACATAGACTTGAGATCTATCTCCCTTGGATTGTATCTGTGCTAAAACCTCTGGATCATATTGACCCATGAATGCTCTTAGATCTTCAATCCAATCATCCTCTATATCATCGCGAGCATCTTTATACTCGGTGTACTTTGACTCTAATATCTGTCCAAGGGAATTAAGCTCGTGCTGCTCTTGATCGTCTGTATCTACAGCTGCTGATATTCCTTCAGGTCCTAAATCTTTATCTATATCCATTTAAAAAAATTGTTTTCTCACCTGTTTAAAATTCTGTCTATGTTTCCTTGGCATACTATTTAATCCAAACAAAGCAATAGCGTATGCCATTATTCTATCATCAAAACACCCATGTTGGGCATTTGATATTCCTCTTGCGTCTACGACATAAGTTCTTAACTCATCTATGAGCTCTTGATCTACTATACCACTTTCTCCTTGTCGTAGTAAGTGTGCTAAGTTATCAATAATTAATGGCTTTGTCTTGCTGGTTGTTAAGAAACCTGCACGTCTTGTCAACTTATCTGTATATGCATCATCAACGGTTTGCTGAACATACAAGTTTGGATAATTTAATTCTTGTATTTTTCTTATAGTAGTTAGACCATGATTATTTCTTTCAATAAGTGTCCACGCTTTATTATAATAAATTCCAATCTTCGCAACGATGGACGCGAGATCGAAGGGGTCTACATGACCAGACCAAGTTGCAACTTGATAGCCCATATGATCTAGCACCTGTATGCACGAATAGTCTCCGTGCTCCAAGCCCTCCGCAACATCTACTCCTATACAATATCTTAAAGAATCCTTTGGATTCTCGAAAATTTTTAGGAGCCCCTTTTCGTGAGGAACAAAATCTGTATCACGCACGTCAAATCGGGAAACTGGGGTATAGCACTCTACTGCTGCTTGATCTATATATTTGGGCTCAACAAATAATCTTCCTGTTGTGAGAAACGCTTCTTGCGGGGTAGAGGGATATTCCTGCCTAAACAAATCCTCCCCACCAAGTTCTTGCATTTTTAATCTTCTAAACATTATCTGCTCATCGTCTAGATTAAACATACGTTTTACATCTTCCTCCTCACGCTCTAATTCAAAATACTTATCTACCTTCCTGCGATAATCTGGCATCATGTACCATGGAATAAAACATATTTCCCACTCTCCCTCTCCACGCAAGGCTCTCATGCATGCTTCATAAAACCATCCGCCTGCTCCATTCGCCGTAGACTCTAATAATATTTCTGACTCCGCTTCGGGGACTGTCTGTAGTAGCCCGGGGATAATATCTGAGTTAGGATAAAAGGCTACCTCAGATCCGTGTAAATAGTTTGTTGTCCAACCACGACCAACCTCGCCTGTTCGGGCAGTAGCTATTCTCCATCTTGATCCGTGAGTAAACGCCATGGAATTACTTGTAGATTCTTTAAGCTCTGGTATAACTAACGGATGCGGTAAATTATCATAGAAGTTTCTAACCATTCCAAAGATAGCTTTAGTGGATTCATTAAGATGGGATACAACAACAGCGTTCTGATTCTGTGCGGTAACTGTCTTCCAAAATCCTCTTGCTTGGCAATAGGTCGATATACCTGTTTGACGGGACTTTAAGATGAGGATTCTCACCCTGCCATGATGAGCATATTGCTCATTGATCATATCGTCTAATAATTGCTGTGCTCTGTTAAATTCAAAGGGTATTAATTTACCTTGTTTGTCTATGATCTTAAGACAGTTCTTCGCATAAATATGCAAATTCGTTTTAAAGGTTTTTATAATTTTTTGAATTTCAGTTTTTTTATTTTTAGCTTCCAAAAAACATGCCCCCCCTATTGGTATTTTTTATATTTTGGGAAAGGGAAGGGAGGGGATATATGGGTATATGTATATGAGGTACCGTGGACAGCACTCCCCCCTGTGTGATTCGTACGCGGTTTCTTCATATGCGGTCTTTTTTTGCGGTTTTAAAGTATCGCCTTAATTAAGCGAGTCTTTTTTGTTTAAATCTAAGCTTTCAAACCAATCCGATTCGCTCATATTTACCTCTAACTTTTGTTTATCATCTATCATATGGTAATACTTCATGAGCAATTCTAAGGCTTTGAGACGGCTTCCGCCTGTGTGTCCTGCTACATCGCCTAGGGCTTCTTCTTTTAATCTGTCTATGATGTCCTCATGCTCCTGCAGATGCCTTTCTTTGAGTTCTTTTTGTTCAAATGCCAACATTTTTTGTACATCATCATCGTTCATCAATCGATACCCCTGATTATATGCACTCTTTTCTGAATATCCGCAACGCCTTGCCGATTCTGTGGCGTTCTTCGTTATCATATAATGTTGTACAAACTCCGCCTTTCTTTGCATTAATGTTTTGTCTTTAATAGCCATGTTATTTCTTGCCTTCCTCTATATGGTTTATTGCTTCTTTTTATTATATATCTATATGGGCTTTATGTGTATCTGTGTCTTTTGCCTCTCTTTTTTCTTCCCCCAAAAAACACCCTCCGAAAGCCCAGATAGATTCCAGATCAAGAAATGATTGTTTTTTTATTAGCTTCTAGCCCTTATAAATAAAGGCTTTTTAAAATTAATTAATAAAGTTGTTGACATGCAGCTAAACATATTATTTAATTGTATACATTGATTACATACACAAAAGGAGGGAATGCAATCATGAATTATAAAAGAAAAGAAATACAGGAACACTTTGACGACTTTATAAAAGAAAACAAAGAATATCTTGAAGAAAACTATCCTAACACTTGGCAAGATGATTTACATCATGAAGCCTTTAATGTTGACTATTACATTATAGGCACTTATCAAGCTAAGCAATGGCTAGGTAATGAAGCCTTCAATATTATTGGATTTATAAAAGATTATGAACAATCTAATTTTGGAGAAGTTTATACAGATTTATCAGACCCTGAAAAGGTTGTAAATATGTATGTCTATATTATTGGCGAAGAGATTGTACATGAATATCTAAATAATCTAGAGGCGGTGGCGTAATGAATGATTTATATCTAAACGATGCAAAAGAAATTCTTGCAAGTCTTGAAAATATAGAACTAGACATACAAGAAAGAATATATTCAGAAGCTAGACAACATAAAACTTGGGAAGCAATACACACTTTTAAGCGTGTTGTTGAAGAGTATCTTGAAAAATTAGAGGGGGTGGCGTAATGAGTAATTCAATATTAAACAAAGCAAAAGACATTTTCATTCAAGAGCAAGTAGAAGATAGTTTTGATGATTATAAATTTATAATGAGTGTTTTATATAACCACTTTAAAAACGAAGTGAATAAAATGTCTGAAAAAGAATTTAAAGACTATTTAGAAAATGAACTTGGGTACTCAGAAGAAATGATAAGTAATTTATTCAAATTAGAGGTGGCGTAATGAGTAATAATAAATTTATGGAATACGAGCAAGCCATGGTTAATTATGAAGAATCAAGCGATTACTCATACTGTTGCTTTCCGTTAGATATTGGAAAGGTTGAAATCTTTATGAGTGAGTCATGTCAACACAAAGAGTATGGCGTTTACTATGACATGTTTATTAATAAAGAAGAATTTGAAAGCGGAGTCTATAGGCACGAACTGTTTCAAGACGTTGATGAATTGGGCGACTTTGAATATGACTTATGTGCAATCGATGTTTTACGCTACGTTAAGCAAAGATTTCAAGATTCTAATTTAACTATTAATACATAAGGGGTAATTATGGATTTTAATATCAACATACAAAAGCAAGGCGGTTTCTATGAACTGTCTTGCATTCACTTAGGGCTTAGAGTTAGCAAGGTATATCATGGGTATTCACTTGCTGATTCTATCAAAGCATTCCAAGAATACTTGGATTATGGGTTTAGTTCTTAATAGTGCTACTGATGAGGAATAATTTTCCGAAACCTTTTCTTTTCCCCAAATCGATCACGGATCATATGAAAAGAATTGGTCTAGTACATATACAAACATTAAAGGAGGGAATATATGGAAACTATGAATAAAAAGAACGCTCAACTTTTAAGAGAGATTTTAAAAGATGTTTTAACAGAACCTTTGAAAAATCATGGCTTGAAGTTTGAGTTAGGGAATGCAAGATTCGACAATGACTCCGTTAAGTTTAACGGCTTTGTCATATCTTTAGAAGGTGGTCTTAGTCAAGAAGAAAAAGACTTGAAGCAAGAACTAGAATGGAGGTCTGAATATCCGCACTTAATAGAATTAGATTCAAACAGAGTTGCAGAAAATCAGGGTAAGCAATATACCTTGGTGGGATATAAACCAAGAGCAAGAAAAAATCCATTTATAGTAAGAGAAATGCAGTCTATGAAAGATTACGTTATTTCTGAAAAGAATGCTGAAAGACTTTTTGCGGTTGAAAAAAGCAAACAAGAGTTAAAGAAAAGGTTAGACGATAACTATAACACTCTTCAACAGACCGATATGAATGGCAATTATATTAAAAGTTCTGTGGAGGTTGTCTAATGAAAGTAAAAAAATGGGAGATATTTATATCTAAGTTTTTAGTAGGCAAGACTATTAAAAAAATAGAATACTTGACTGAAGAGGAAGCTAGGGAGTGCGGTTGGCACTCCATTCCCTTAGTTATTATTTTCGATGATGATTCTTATATATTTCCAATGTCTGACGATGAGGGGAATGACGGAGGAGCAATGGCGACATCATCAAAAGAACTGCCCACTATTCCTGTAATGTGGGCGGAGGGGTAATAAATAATGAGCAGAGAAATAGCAAAGATTATTACACCTGAAGAAATGACAAAAAAACAGCTTATTAATGAGTTGTTAGATACAGTCAAAGAAGATGTTATGACCAACGAACTGACTGCACTAACGCACCTCTTTGAGGTGCTGTTAGGTTTTGAAATTAACAGACAAATATTGGAGGAATATTTATCATGAGGGTACAAATAAAAGGAACAACTATATTTGGTTATATCAGGGTAGACTTAGAGAAGTCCAGATCTTCAAAAAAAATTGATTTTTTAGATGAAGAAACCAACCAAATTATAAAAGTAAATTCAAATCAACTTAAAGAAGCATACCTAAAGGAGGGAATATATGGCACAAGTAGATAAAATAGATGTGGGAAATTGGGTTAATTATTTTGACTTCAATTCCGCAGAAGATTTTTTAATGGAAATCTTAAACGAAGAGGTAGACATTGAAAAAATGAAACACTCTGTTCTTGCTATGAGGGACGGAGATATTGATATGGGAGAGATTTTAATGCAAGAAATGTATTATGAAGAAGAAACGCCCACGGATCTAAATAATGAAAGCGAATGGGATAGACACGCGAGGCATATGAAACCAATTAACAAAGCAAGGGAGATGGCAAATGAATAGAGCAGATGCAGTTCAGTGGCTTGGCAATAGGGGACACGATATCGAAGAGCATGAGATTATAAAATGCAAACGAGTTGGTAAATATTTGTTTCTTTTACAAGAAGAATACAGATACGAGGTTGAATACTATGATTTAACAGACTACACAGGCGAGTGTATTGATGCGGAGCCTATTGAAACTTTCAAATGGAATCTAGATTACATGAGAAAAGTTATAACAAGCGAACATTATTACAGGTGGTAACATGAATGTTTTAAGCCTATTTGATGGAATGAGTTGCGGACAAATTGCACTTGATAGACTTGGAATCAAGGTAGACAACTACTTTGCTTGCGAGATTGACAAGTATGCAATGCAAGTAACTCAGGCAAACTTTCCCAACACTATTCAGTTGGGAGATGTAACCAAGGTGGACTTATCAAAATTACCAAAGATAGATTTGGTATTGGCAGGTTCACCTTGCCAAGGTTTTTCTTTTGCAGGAAAACAATTAGCTTTTGATGATCCAAGATCAGCTTTGTTTTTTGAGTTCATTAAAATACTTAAAGAAGTAAAGCCAAAGTATTTCTTGCTTGAAAATGTAAGAATGAAGCAGGAGTTCTTGAATATTATTACAGAGCAAGTTTCTTCTTGTTACCCAGAAATTACTTTTGGAATTGAACCTATTTTGATAAATTCTTCTCTTCTCTCCGCCCAATCGAGGCAGAGATATTATTGGAGCAATATTCCAAACATTCAACAACCTGAAGAAAGGGGTATTGTTTTAAGAGATATTTTAGAAGAGAATCCAAATGAAGCACCAACAAAAGACACTCCTAGGAACAGAAGACATTACAAAGGTTTAGATGATAAATCTTTATGCATGACTGCAACAATGTATAAAGGGGCAGGGAATAATGGTATGACTTTGATTCCACAAAAACCTATTAAGGTAGGAATGAATGTTGATCGAGTCAAAGTAAGAAAGCATGATGTTGATATATTGGGTTTACAATTCTTATTAAGAGAGATGAAATCTAATAGTGGAAAAACGAACAGACGAATTTCTGAAGAAACAAATATGCCACTCACCAAAGTAGAACATTGGTTTAGAACTGATAGCAGTTTTGCTATACCAAGCGATGATATTTGGTTCAAACTAAAAGAGGTTCTTGGTATTGTGACCGATGTTTTTGATGCTCAAATCATGGAGTTTGAATATAGAGACGGAGTTTATGAAACCAAACAAAGGGTTTATAGTGAAGAAGGTAAGTCTCCAACGCTTACTGCTTCTAATAAGGAGCAATACATAGAAACATATAATGCACCACAACAAGTAGGAAATGCTGTAGATATAAATGGACATGATATTTTGAAAAGAGTTTACAGTCCTGATGGTAAGTCACCTACAGTAAATACTTGCCAAGGTGGAAACAGGGAGCCTAAAGTTGTATGTGGAAGGTATGTTGGCAGGTATAAGATAGACGGAGTAAGGCAGGATCATAGGGGTTCCATTGCAGGAAAGTCTAAACAAATGCTTGAACTTAGAAAAGATCAAAAGACAAACAACCTATCTACAGTTCAAAAGGACAATGTTTTAACCAAAGATGATGTTTATTGGAGAAAGCTAACACCTTTAGAAGCAGAAAGACTGCAAACCGTTCCTGATAACTACACCAATCATGTATCTAATACTCAAAGATATAAGATGCTAGGTAATGGGTGGACGGTTGAAGTTATATGTCACATCTTTAAAAATATGGAGGTTAATTAGCCTTAGATATCTTTTTACACCAATCAATGAGTTGATCTAGCTCTAAGGTGTATTTCATCATGTTTACTGCAAGACACACTAGAGCTATGTTTCCCTTCACATAACCTTTAGTGTTGTCTATGCGGTCTATTGAAATGTTATCTAGATGATATCCTGTTCCGTCTTTTACATACTTCATTTTTGTTCCAGAATATTTGCAGATCCCTTTTTGTTTATCATAAATCTCATGTAGATCTTCTTTAACCACATTAAACTCATGTGTTTTCTTGCGTCTATGGGATAGTTGGGCGTATAGGTTGTTCATATAAGCATAAGGGCTTTGGCTCATATTTTTATTTTTCCCGATTTGACGGCACTCACGACAAACCCGAGTCCTGTAACCCTTACTTATTTCGTAGCGACTTATATCCTTGTCTTTATGACAAGTCTTGCAGGTTCTAGTCCTAAGACCAGTCGAAGGGATACGTTTCTTTGATGCATAGCTCGAAACTTTCAACATCTTTGAGTATCTCCCTAAATTTTGTCATAGCATTTTTACTTGAAGCAACGGCAGGAGCGTTAGGCATCAAGCTACTACCCACAAGAAGGCAACCATGACTATCTTTTTCTGGAAAGTTACCTACATGAAATAATATGTAGGTTCTATTGGGTACATCTGTAATTTCAAATGTTTCTCCAAATCTTTTTGAGATATATCTTTTACAAGTGTAAGTCCCGGAAGGAATACAACTGACTTCTTTTTTATTTTCTCGCCAAGGACGTTCTGCTATCCAAAAGATATTATCATCGATAGTGAGTTTACCTAAAGTTGCTTCAGGCAAATATGCAAATCTTTCTAGAACTGCATCTGCTTTGTCTTTATTAAAGAACATATTAATTTAAATAAAGTGAGCTAGTTGCAATGGCTACTACTATTGCCCAAGCAATTCGTTCCATCCACCCAATATAAACATTACCCTTTGATTGTGATTTTTCTAAAGTTCTTAATCGAACTTCATGATCAGCTAGATCATCTTTTTGTGCAATCATCCTCTCTTCCAATCTAGGAAGTATAGACGTAAGTTTATGAACCTCCTCCATTTTTTTTTCGAGGCTATTCAATCTCATTTCTAGGGCTGTTAACTCCATTTTTCTTTATTTTGTATTGATTATACTGATATAAGATACCTTATTTAAAACTATACACAAGTTTTAATTGACCTTAAAAGTGATTGGTTTTATTAT